GCGGGCTTGGCGAATACGGGTTGTCCGAATTGCAGTTGCATGGTCATCTCCTTATGGTTGTACTGGTTGCTGATCCTGAAGATCAGGCTTGCTGATTGAATAATCCGGCACATCACCGGCCCACTTGTTGTGCTCTGAGGTCACCACCATCGGCTTGATGTCGTAGTCCGCGCGCAGCGTCAGGAAGTCATCCAGCAGCGCCTCGTCCAATCCATCCGGCAGCGCGGCTGTGGTGGATACATGCACCACCGCGCAGGTCAACCCGGCCTTGGCCAGCTTGTCGTCCAGCATCAGATCCACGCCGGTCACCCGCCACACATAACCGCCAGCGCGACCGTTCTCCACCAACCCCAGCACCGACGACACGATCTGGTACATCCCCAGCGTCTTGCCATCGCCGCGCCGAGCATCCTCATGACCGCGCGCATTACGGGCCACACATGCCAGGCCGAACGGAACGGTGATCGAGCCGTCCTGCACCGAAGCATGCACACCCGCCACCACAAACACCGCCGGGGCCTGCGCCGCAAACTTCTGCACCAGGTTGTCGCCATCCAGCTCCGGCAGCGTCTCTACAGCCGCCAGCTTCGCGCGCAGCGAGCTGGCCTCAATCGCCGCGACCAGCCCGATCTCCATCTCGGCATACATCAGCGCACCCCCTCGATGCGATCCGACAACAGATCCAGAATGTCAGCCGCGTTCTCATCGTTCACGCCCAGGTAAGGCCGTGCCGGGATCTCGACCTTGTCCGTGCTGACGAACGCGCCATTGGCTAGCCTGAAGCGCAGCGACCCGGCACCTTTCGGCTTGATCGTGCCGCCCAGTTGGTGGATCGCCCCATACACACGGTTCGTGCCCCACTCGGCAAAGCTGCGGCCGGAGCGGCTGCTGATCGAATCGGCCAGATGCCCATCCTTGGTTAATGTCTTCCCGCCACTCAACTGCACGCGCAAGCTCGGCTTCCAGCGATTGCCATCCGGGCCGATCTGCGTGCGGAACCGCTCGCGGGTTGAATTCTCACCATAGGTTGCGATATCGCGCAGCGCCGGGGCGGGATTCCTTCCCAGGGCGATCAGCGCCATCAGCTTGGCGCGGATGCCGCTGTCCTCAATCTCTGCACGAATGAGGATGCCGTTGGTCACCTAAAACCCCTCCAAAGACGACGCGTTAAATACACGATCCGGCGCGTCATATTTCACGCTGCCATGATCTTGCGGAACCGCCTGAGAATCGTTTTTTCCCAGATTGATTTTTCCCGCGTTGATCGCTTCCAGCAGCTTGACCGCATCCTTGTAGCGTTGCGTGATCTGCTCGGTTGCAATGTCGTCGTACAACGCATAGCGCGCGAGATTGCATGCAACCCCCACGATCAAACGCGGCACCACTGCCAGTGGCGTCTCGTAGCGGGAGATCAGATAGCCATCGATCACACTGTCCGCATCGAGCAGCTTCTGCTCGATCAGCGCCAGCGCGGTTGCGGTCGCTGCCTGCTCATCCACCGTATAACCGCTCATATCCCCGCCAGTTGCTGCTGTCTTCAGCATCTCGGCCGATACCAGGCGCGGGATACTGCGATCAGCCCGCTGCGCGATCTCGTCGGCAGCGAACTGGTCCAGCAGAACGGATGGGGTGGCGTAGCTCATCGTCGATTACTTGGCAGCGTTGATCTGTTCCCAGGCGGCGTTGCGGTCTGCCGCCACGACGGGCCAGCCGGTGATCGCGGCAATGGCCTCGGTCTTCGGCGCTTGGTTCTTCATCCACAGCGATGCGTCGGCGGCGTCCAGCTTGCCGATCGCGTCCACGATGGCGGCGATGCGCTCGGCTTCGTCGGCGGGCGCGGTCGGCGTGTTATCTGCCGCTGCAGCGCTGATGGCGTTGACGGTCAGCAGGTCTTTCGCGTCCTTGTCATCCAGGTCGATCTGCGCACCGACGGCGTATTCCTTGCCGTCGTGCCGGATCGGGCTTTCTACTTGATATGTCTTGGTGGCCATGTTCTATCCTCTCTCTTGTCCAACCGCCCCATGCTCAGGATAGGGCGGGGGCGATATGGGCGCAGTGCCCCGGCTCTTCAGGTATTAGCTGACGACGGTCTGGATCAGGTAACCGGCGGCGGCGGCGGCGATCACCGGAGAGCGCTCGTCGTTTACCGGGTACATCCAGCTGTTCTTGCCACGGTCCATATATGCCGACTCGACCATCGGATAGTTGCGCAAACGATAGGTGTATCCGAAGCTCGGCAAACCGCCGTCATCCGCAGATGCGGTCTCGGTGTAAGCCACGACCACATCCTTGCCCCACACATCAGTCATGGTGCCGGAGGCGTTGTAGATCGCGTCGCCGCTCACCACGCGCTCGACATCGAACAGGTTGGCCAACATTTCCAGCGTCACGCTGTCGCGACCGGTGTATTTCACACGGTCGATGATCTTGGGGTGGCGTTTTGCCGCCTTGAAAGCCTTGGGCGACAGCACCACGGTATTCGGGCGCATGCCAACTTGCGCACGGATCGCTTCGACGGCGGTATCGATGTCGGCTACCGGATCGGATATGCCGGATACGTAGTCATCCCAGCGCGACGTACCGGCCAGCGCCGTCTTGTTGGAAGCGGCGTAGTTGGCTGCATTGCGGGCGATGGTGGCGGCCTGGTGCTCACTGGCCAGCAGGATGATGTTCTGTGTCTTGGTGACCGCGCCGCGACCGAGATTGATGCCGGGCACCTGGTTGGCTTCCTGCAGGTGTTCGAACGGCACCTTACCCATCAAACGATGACCTTCGAGCGCATAGGCCGCACCGAGATGACCGAACTGCACTTCTTTGGTATCCGCACCGGGTGCGCGGGCCGTGTTGTACAGCAAGAAGTCTTCCTTGCCGAACTCGAGGATCTTGCCACCGCGCTGGTCGACCGGCACGACCGGGAACAGGAAGTCGGCAACCATGCGGCCGTTCTTGTAACCCTGCGCAACGGTAGACAGGATCGGATCGACCACGCGCGCCTGGGCGTTGGTCATATTGCCGATCACGCCGATGGCCATCGCCGCATCCGGATCGATCCAGCCCGCATGCGCCATTGCGCTGAGCGCCAACACGCCGAACAGAATGCCGGCCAGTTTCCACAGTTTGCTTTTCATCTCACGTCTCCTTGTGTATTGATTGATTAAGCTGCGTTGGGGATCAGCAGCACTTCGATGAAGTCACCGTCCGCGCTTGCGGCATCCAGTGCCACCGCAACCTTCGCGCCGGAAGTCACCCAGGTGATCGCCTTGCCGTTGGCATCAGCTTTCAGGGTGGCACCGGCTGCAACAGCCGCGCCCGCTTCGACGATGGCGGTGCCCAGCACATCGACCGCCAGCACGTCGCCATCTGCAGCTTCGGTCGTGGCGACGCCCAGGGTGTTCTCGTCCGCCACCGCCTGATCGCGGGCGTGTGTCACGAAACGGTTCGCGACGATGGCGCCGCTGGCCGCGATGGACAGCGTCAGCAGTGAAATGGATTGTTTGCTCATGTTGGTCTCCTTGGTTGGGGGGTTAAGCGCTCACGGCGGCCAGAGCGGCCTCGTAAGTCGTCTTGTTGGCTGTCTGGTAGGCCAGCGCTTTGCCGTGCAGCGCCAGGCGGTCGGCGTCCACGTCGTAGCCGGAAGGCGCTGCAAAGTTGACCGTGCCGCTGGCATCACTGCCCGCACCGGACACCTCGCCGAACTCAACCAGCTTCGGATTGGCCTGCAGCGACGCCTTATAGGCATCCAGCAACGGCTTCTTCGCATCGCCCTCGCCAAACTCAACGGTCGCATCCTGCGCAGCCATGAAGTCCATCGTGGCCACCGTCACGTCCTTGTTCACGGGCAGCAGCTTGCCTTCCTGCACCAATGCCTCGGCGAAAGCGGCATGCTCTGCGTGTTTGGCGGCAGCCTTGGTGGACTTGTCGCGCGCAGCGGCATCAGCCAGCTGTTGTCTCATCTGGGCGTTCTCGGCCTCCAGCGCGGCCTTTTCTTCAGGTGTCACGGCTACTCCTTTCTCAGAGGTGGGGGAAGCAGGCAATCCAGCGCTAGCTGGATGCTCGCAAAACGATGCAGCAGGTGCGCCAACGGGTGACTCTTCATTCAGGGATTCTTTCAGCTCGTCCTGGGCGGACTGCTCAAGACCTTTAACGGTATAGCCAGGCACAACCTTGTCGGCTTCTTCCTGGCCGAACTTGCCGATGATCCAGTCGCGCAGACTGCGCCACAGACCGGCGTTGTCCACGTCGTCCCATTCGGCGAACTCGACCACGCCTTCTTCGGCATCGGCGAACTCCGGATTGCGCAGACCTTTGACGGCAGGCGCTTGCGCGCCGAGGAAGCCGATATGACGGAGGTAATAGACGCCCGGCACGGGGTTGTTCGGTGCGTCGGGCAGATAGAACGAGGCGCTGACCTTCTTGAAGGCACCGGCATCAACCATATCGGCGAAGTCGGCATTGACCTGGCTTGGCATCGCCTCAAGTGCACCATCGGCGTAAGCCAACGATGCGGTCCAGCCATAAGCCGGGTCGTCATGCTTGGGGTGACCAACGACCAGCGGCGCTTCGTGCTTGGCCGGATCGTATGCAGCGGCAGTCGCCTGCAGGTCTGCGTCCGAGAAATCCAGCGTCACACCGCTCATCGCGGTGCGCTTGCCGGGCTTGAAGATCTGGATGGGTTTGGAAGATTTCATGTCGCCATTCTGGGGATGGCGACGGGTGCGGGCGATACCGAAGTGTTTCGGTGCAGAGATAAGGGGTGGTTCAGCTTTTTCAGACTGCCACATTTACAGGGAAATGGGAAGCGATGCGCAATCCCCACCCACGCGCGATGAAAATTACCCGCACAGAGGCCGTTAGACCCCCGTTAAAAACGTCGCGCCGGAGATTTGGCTACATAGGGCCTCAAAACAGGGGCGCGAAGCGCTACAGGGCAGCCAGCGTTTCAAGCATCTGGCGCATCCCGTTGGGGGAGCATATACTGCACCTGCGGGCGCGACACGGTGCTATTCCCCCGGCCGTAGCACGGCAGAGATGCCGGAGCGCCATGTGGGGTTGCCGGGTAACCGGATCGGGGGGCCCCACCGCCCGCTACTTATTCCCTTCCTGCTTGCGTAACAACCTGCGGATCTCTTCATCCCGTTTAACCTGGCTGCTCGACAGCCTGCGGAAGCTGGTCATGAACACCGCCTTACCGCTGCCGGTCGCTTTAACCACCGTCACATACCCATCCAGTTCCAGCAGATAGACCAGTGCGGTATCGCCGTCCTGAATACGCACGCCGCGCTCGATAGCCTGCTGCACAAAGCCATACTCTTCCAGCGCGAGCTCCGGATGCACATCGATCTGCTTCTTCATCGTCTCAGCAGACAGCCGCACAGTGTGCGTCTTTGCACCGATCAGTTCGGCATCCGCCGCAACCAACACACCAATGGGGAAAACGCCCTCCGGTTTGGCGAAGAAGCGCGCGAACGCCTCGCCGGACACGATGCCCTTGAGCACGCCAGCGGCCAGCGGCACGTCTGCTGCGTCCAGCTTCTCGGTGATCATCTTCGGCAGGTTGGTCAGCCGTCCGCCCAGCGGGTAATTGAATGCGGGGTGTACCCCCTGCGGGATCTGCTGCACCTCGCCGGTGCGCGTGTTGGTATAGGCCACCGTCGGCACCTTGGGCGAATCGCTCACCTCCAGTCCGCGCCGCGCCATATCGCGCCCCGACATCTGGATCACCTGACACTTACAGCCGAATTCCTTGACCGGCATGTGCGCCTGCCAGAACGGATCGTCCACCGGCAGCACCATGCCATCCCAGGCTGCATGCTGGAGGCGGGGGTTCTCGCTGTTGTTGCCATCGTATTGCAGATAAGGAAAGGTCTGCTTGCTCGCCTGGATGCGCTCCCACCGGCCCTCGCTGTGCGCTGTGCGCAGGTTGGTGTCGTAGATTGTCTTGAGGCGGCGCGGGCTGCCGAGCTGCACGTTCTTCAGCTCGCCGGTGAGTGGGTCTTTCATGTCTGCGCGACCCCACCAGCCTTTCTGTGCCAGCGTCGGTTCCAGTGTCTTGCGGAAGTCGGCGAACGTGGTGCCGTTGGCCAGCGCACCATCCACAGCCGCACGGATATCGCGCAGGATGTCGAGCTGCATCGCCTTGGCCACGGTGAACGCAGCCTGGTGTTCCTGCTGCCAGACGTCGCGCCAGTCGAAGCCGATCTTGTAACCCTTCTGCCTGAAGAAGGCGATCGCCTCTTCGGGCGGCAAGGCTTCGAGCTTAATCTGCGGCATTGACCTTGCCCCAGATCCGCGCGGCGAACTGTCCCTGCGCCAGCGCCTCGGCCAGCACGGCGGCATCCATACCCTGGATCAGATCAGGCAGACGCGCCTGGAATTCCTCGAAGCTGGCCGCCTCTGCAGCCAGCACCACGATGGGCGCGATCAACGGATCGGTGACGCGCTCCCAGTCGCCGGCCATATCTTCGGCGAGGGCGTCTAGTTCGTCTGGCTGGCCGTTGCTTTTGAGTAAATTGCCAGGCACGCGGCGATCACTTTCCGCGAACTCAGCACCACCAACCTGCCCAGGCGGTGTGCCGGGCGGCGTC